GGATGACCCCGAAACAAGTGGCAGAAAAAGAAGGTCTGGACAGCGACGGACTCAGCGACGAACCCTTGACCCCGCTCAACATGGGGACGACCACGACCGAGGGGACGGACGGTAAGAAGTCCAGTACCACCACCATTCAATACGCCCCCAAACCGGAACCCGAACCGAAGCAGAACAATGCCCAGACACGGGAACAGAAGCGTGAGAAGTTCCGGGCATTGATTGAAGACGCCGCCCAAAGGTGTTGCACAAAGGAAAAAAATGCCATCGCCCGAATTGCTAAGAACAACCTACCGGATGATGTCCCGACGTTTGAGACCAACTGCGCCGATTTCTGGGCTGACCACCCGGACACCATCCGCAAGACATTCCGCCCCGTGGTCGCTACATACTCACAGAAGAGGTGCGACCGTATTTTGCACGCGCTGGTGGAAGACATGAAAAACGAGTCATTGGACGCCCTGGCGAATGCAGTACAGGAACCGAGCCCCATAGAAGCAGTCACCGGACTACTGGGCGGGTGGGCGCAGATGCGACACGTCCAGACAGGTGAGAAATTTTGCGAGGGAAAATATGAGTAGAAATCGCCCCACCTTACTTATATAAGGTGTTGTGAAAGCGGATACCCTTACAAATCAAAGAACGCCTACGGGAAAGCTCACGCTTTCACAACACCCGTAGGCGTTCTTTTTTGGGGAAGGATGAAACAGAGGCGATGCGGGATTTACAAAATCATCAATCATATCAACGGCAAGTATTACGTCGGAAGTACGGAAGATAGTTGTAGGCGGTGGAAAGAGCATAAGAGCGCACTGGTTGCCGGTCGTCATTACAGCCCGCACCTGCAAAATGCTTGGAATAAATACGGGGAAGAGAACTTCGCCTTTGTATGGGTTGAAGATGTCCCGGTTGAACAACTACTTGATATAGAAAACATACACATTGCGGCGAACCCGGACGGTTACAACGTCGCCAAGTATGCCGACGCACCGGGTAGGGGTCGGGTATGGACGGAACAGTCTCGCAGGAAACTGAGTGAAGCAAAGATGGGACATCCCGTATCCGATGAGGCACGCCAGAAATTACGGCAAGCAAATCTCGGTAAGAAGTATTCCGAAGAGACCCGCAGAAAAGTGAGTGCCGCAGGGAAGGGTAAGAAACGGTCGGAAGAAACAAGGCGGCGGATAAGCGATGCGCTCAAGAGCAGACCTATATCCGAAGAAACGCGCAGGAAGATGTCTGCGGCACGGAAATACAAACCCTTGACACAAGAGCACAAGGACAAGATCCGTGCTGGGGTCAAAGCCGTTATGACCGATGAGGTTCGCAGGAAGATCAGCGAATCGCAAAAGGGGAAACGGCTTTCGGAAGAACATATCAGAAAGATGGTTGCGTTCCATACCGGCAGGAAACGGTCGCCTGAAACGTGCCAGAAAATCAGCGAGGCGTTGAGAAAGCGACACGCAGCCCGACTAAATACGGCAGAGGGTCTATGATGCGCAAAGAAGTATTTTCCACGTTCACGCCGATCAAACTGACAAACAGTACCGAGGGCGACACCGCCACGCAGGTTATTACAGGCACGGCAATCAATTATGGTAGCCGGTCAGTAGACCTGGGCGGTTATGTCCGTATGTTCCGAACCGGATGTTTTACCGGGTCATTGGAACGGATAGAAGTATTCGGACTTTACGCACACGAAGATAACGACATAGTGGCTCGGTCTTACAACGGGTCGTTGAAACTGACCGACACGCCGACAGGATTACACTTTGAGATGACCCCGCCCCTATGGGATGCGAAGTTTATGGGTCGGATTGCTAATGGACTCGTTGATAAGGTTTCGGTCGGGGTCAATAACGTAGTGGACGACTGGCACGAAGCAGAAGACGGAACGACCGTCCGGGAAATCATAACTGCCGACCTGCTTGAAATATCCTTTACGTCCTACCCTTGTTTTCCTGACACGTCAGCAGAACTGCGGATGCTGTCCGACTACCTGACGACCCGTCAGCAGCCGAGCACGTCCCCCGCAATCCTGCTATCCCTCATCCAGAGACACGCAGAGATTGTCTTCGGGCGTGAATAGATACAGCATCACCCCGACAAGAGGTAACCCAATATGCAATACGTCCAAATCAGCCCCGCCGTCCATATCCCGACCGGTAAGGCAATCGCCCTGTATGAAATCTACACGGTAAAAGACCCGGTAACCGCCGCCGACCAACCCTTGAAGCGGATCATCGGCTACTACAACCTGTCCGACCTTCAAGCGTATGTCGCCGAATTGCAGGCAGTGGTAACCGCCCAGACACCGGCGGCACCTGCTACACCAGCCACGACCCCGACCGCCGCACCTGCTACACCAGCACCAGCAACTACGACCACAACCACAACGGCGACAAGCTGACCTTTCCGAAACTGACCTTTCTGAAAGGGACATCCCCGGAATGATTTTCGGGGATGTCTTTTTTTGCGCGGTGCCGCATAGATAAATCTGACGCACGACCATTCAGGGCTGTCGCCGACTTAGTTGTGCCCACCAGACCCATTAGCAATAAGGGAAACGAAATATGTTCCATACCGCAAAAGCAATTTCTGAGAAGAAAGCCGCCGCCGCCTTGAAGGTGGAAGAGGCAGGCAAAATCCTCAATGCCGCCCAGACCGAAAACCGGGAAGTCAATGAGGAAGAACGTTCCAAGTTTGACGCGCTTCATTGTGAGGCGAAGAAGATCGGCGAGGAAGTCGCCCGGCTGGAAGCCCAGCACGCCGCAGAGTTGAACTTCGCCCAGAAGCAACCCTTGACGGATACGCCTTACGACAAGAAGGACATCAAGAGGTATTCCCTCTTGAAAGCCATCCGGGAAATGTCCGACATGACCCGCCCCGGATTGACGGGCATTGAAAAGGAAGTCAGCGACGAAATCGCCAGCAGAACCGGAAAGAACCCGCAGGGGTTCTATATGCCGATGTCGTTGCCGATGTCCGGCAGGGTCAATAACGCCCTTGACACGACCGCCGGTGCTGGCGCAATTCAGACCACGGTTGATGCCGCACTGTTCATTGAAATCCTGCGGGCGAAGCTGCTCTTGACGAAGGTTGGCGCACGGTTCATTGGTGACCTTGTTGGAAACCTCGCCCTGCCGAAGCAGACCGCAAAGGCAAATGCCTACTGGGTGACGGACGGGAACAGCCCGACCGCAGGCGCACCCACTATCGGTCAAGTCGTATTCAACCCGAAAATCTGCGGTGCATACACTGACCTCAGCAGGAACTTTATCAAGCAGAGTTCTCTTGACGCCGAAATGTTCGCAAGGGACGACTTGGCACAATCCCTGGCACACGAAATTGACCGCGCTGCGTTCAATGGCAGTGGCGAGGGTGCGGAACCCTGCGGGCTGTTGCAGTCCAGCGCGATCCCCGTCGTTCCCCTCGGAACGAATGGTGCAGCCCCAACATGGGCATCGCTGGTGGAAATGGAAACGGTCGTAGCGTTGGCATCCGCCGACATCGGGGAAATGTCCTATGTCATGTCCCCGGCGGCAAAGGGCGTGTTGAAGACCACGCCGAAGACCAGCGCGGGTTACCCCGTGTTTATGTGGGAAGGTGCTGAAGTGAACGGCTACCCTGCCTTCAGTTCGGCAGCCATCCCCAGCGACCTAACGAAGGGTTACGGCACCGGATTGTCCGCCGTGTTGTTCGGCAACTTCAACGACCTGGTCGTGTGTCAGTGGGGTGGGATCGACATCCTTGTTGATCCCTACACCGGATCGTCAAGCGGAACCGTCCGGGTCGTGGCTCTCGCCGACACCGACATCAATTGGCGGCACGCCGAGAGTTTCACGAAGGTCGTGGACATGATCACGGGCTAACGCCTGATTAGAAATCCTCGTTTGTGGTGCCCCGCCGGGTTTTAGCCATATTTCCCGGCGGGGCATTCCTTTGCGCTTATGACCGACTGGATATACACATTACGACCGTGCCTAATCAATCGCCTCTGGACTGAGGCGGGCGACTGGTTACCCGTCAGTCGTGAGCGTGCTATACGTCTGCACGATGAAGGGGGTGCAATGGCGGTCCCGCGCCTGAAAATGACATTAGTTGAACTAGATACAGCAGACCCGGACAGGGCGCGGGACATTGTTTGTTTCGCATTCCGCTTCCTATTCGGTCTGCCAATTGAAGCGCGGGAACAATACGGGACGTTTGGAATAGGGGACTTGATGACATACACGGCAACACGGGATTTTCTCAAAGGTAACCGGGTCTATCCGGCGGGTAGTCCGTTGAACGATACGGAAATCCGGGGACGGCTCGCACAACTACTGGATACCGGTGCGGTCATTGAAACCCAAGACCTACCACCAGTGAAAGAGACCACGGTCGCCAAACCGGAAAAGGAAACCGAAGACCTACCGCCCGTCAAGGAAACCCAAGTCCGTAAGCAGAAGAGGGTCAATAAATGAGGGTTGGACTAACGAGAACCACGCCACCAACGACACAACTAATAACGACGGCACAGGTCAGGGCGCAGAGCCGGATTGACTCTGACTCTGGCGACGATGACCTGATCAGCACCTACATTGACGTGGCAACCGAACATTGCGAGGAAGATTGCAGCCGCAGTTTCATCACGCAGGGCTGGCAGTATTCCTGCGAGAAGTTTGATAAGCACCTTCACATTCCACAGTGGGTGGGGGCAACGGTACCGTTTTACTTTGATCTCGCGCCGCAGAAACGTATTCTCTTCCTACCGAGACCCCCGCTTCAATCCGTCCAGTCTGTTCAATACTTTGACGAAAACGGCGTGCTACAAACCCTTGACCCTTCGCAATACGTCGTGGACACGACGGGGATGTTTGGGTCTATCCGACCCGTGATGAATGGGCAGTGGCCACGCACACAGATCGATAATCCGGCGAGCGTTATCGTGTCCTACACTGCGGGATATGGGGACACGCCGGTCATGGTTCCGGCGGGCGCACGAATGGCGGTTACCTAC